TACCATCGAAGGCTGGCTGCGTTGGCGTAGCCTCGACGCCACCAGCGGCTGCCCTCTTGATGACCAGAGCCGAGCGAATCTTCGTCAGGGCTCCAGAAATGCGAGTCTCGTACAGGTACTTGTACTGGTTGTAGTCGATGTCGAAGTCGTCGAAGAAGTTGACTTCTCCACCCTTATCGGCGCCGATCGTGTAATCCTTGAGATTCACGACGATACCGATAAGATCTGGCTCACTCTCCATGACCTCGACAGTGACGATGTTCGAGACACCCATCTCCGAAGCGAGCTCGGCAGGAGTCTTCCACAGACGATGGTCCTGATTGTCTCGAGTAAGCAAGAGCGACGTAAGGACAGGCAGGGTCGTGTAGAGCGTAGGCGAACCTGAGCCCTTGTACCATCGACCAGCCGAGATAACCGCGTCGACAACGTCGATCGCAGCAGCGGTGTCGTCGACAGTAACCGTCGTTGCATAGAGATCATGATCGTGAAGGATCGAACGCACACCCACACCGTCGGTGGCGCCAGCTGGGTCCTTGATCTTATCGTCGTCGTCAACAGCACGACCGTCGCCGATGAGAATTGCACGTGCGATCTCTTCGTCGAGCATGAGACGCATCTCACCCTTGAGCCACATCACCACGTCGAAATCGGTGATGTCGATGATGTCGTCACGATCCAACTTCTGCTTCTTGTAGATGGTGCTTGGGGCCGTGGTCCGCTTCGAAAGGCTGAACCACTCTTCCTTCTTGAAGCTACCCTTGATATAGCCGCGTGCGCGAGCCTCGTCGAAGGTAATATCAGCAACGAGCGACCTAATCCGAGAGAAAGGCGAGTGCTTGGTCCCGTTCATGACGCTAGAAACCCACTCGACTCTTCGCTGGTCAAACTCTGGGGTGTCCGTTACCGAACGGGCATCCGGGAAGAGAACCTCGATGTTGTCGATGCCGTGCTTAAGAGCGTACGTCTCGACTGCTTCCTTCAGCGATCCAGCCCTCTGGGCCTCGGTGACGATCTCTCGGACCGCATCATGTGTCAGAACGTGCTCTTCTTCCTTTTTGCCTCCGTTCTGCTGCTCGAAGACGTTGCGGGACATGCGTCGTCCTTCCTCTTTATTAGTGTCATCGTGGACAAGTTCTTCAGCAGTAGGCTCCTTCTCTTCTTCCTTTTCCTTCTCAGGTTCAGGTGTCGCACTCTGCTTAAGCTCGGACATGTGCTGAGCAAGCGCCATGCCGACCATGTAGTGGACAACTTCCTTCTGCTCAGGAGCCATCGAATCATAAACTTCTTGGACTGTTGGATCTTCCGCGGAGTGCACTACTTCCTTTGTTTCCTCTTCTTCGACTTCCTTCTTCTCTTCTTCGGACTCCGACGAATCTCCATCAGAATGACTTAGTTCTAGACCAGTAAAGATAATCGCTTCATCTTCCAACGTGACGATCTCACCGTCACTATGGGCTAGTGTAATGTTGTCGATAAGCGCTCCGGGGTTAGCACCCGACAGCACTAGACTGAGTTCACGAATCATTCCGTGAAGAACGTTCTTAGCCTTCTCGACAAGTTCGTTTGCGTAAATAGACAGCGACTTAATATCTCCGTGCTGCACCAGAGTCTTGGCATTCTTCGCCTGTTCGGTGTCATTGAAGTACCCATATGCGTAAACACCGTCATCACGATTCTCGAGCACTGCGTAACCTAGTACGTTGCTGGGCTCATTGTGCCCATGCTGCCAGACCAACGGAACTGTCTCTTTATCCTGATGCTTAAAGGCATCCGGCATGATAGTCCGGCCATCTGAGCATTTAAGACCAGCCTTCGTGGCGTAGCCGCTAAAGTCAGGCTTAGCCTCAGCTCCCATTTTGACTACTCCTCCTAACTTTGGCATCATTGACAACAGATGCTACTTCTGCCAGAACCGGATCTTTTGGTAGTACGACTCCGTTGCCAGTCTTTTCTTGAGGCATGTTACTGTTTACCAGTTGGTCAGCCTTCGGATCAGAGTGAGGAGCCATGCCAACTACCTGTCGCATTTCGTTCGACGTCATAATTTCATTACGAGTGAACTTGTCAGCAATCTCAGCGATGTTCTCAATCGGAACCAATCGGAATGGATCCCGGAAGAACGCAACAGTTTGCTTTTGAGTTCTAGCAGTTTTAGTTAAGAAAGTACGTCTCATAGCTTCGACGATAGCCGTAAGAACTGGTTCGATTGTACGGTTCCAATAATTCAACATAGCTTTTTCATCAGCTGTGCCGTTCATAACTTCTTCCGTTAGACCAAGTTGACCGTACAGCATCTCGGTCAAGTACTCGATTTGGGCCATCATGTTGTTCTCGGCCGGACGATTCAGCTGAATGACCTTTTCCGTTCCGTCTGTATAGGCAATCCCGTACTGACTACCCTTAAGCTGAAACTCAATGTCTGCTCGACGTTGTTCTGCCTGCTGTCTACGGGCTTCAGACTTAATCACATAAGGAAGCTGGATAATCAAATCAAGTTTTCCGGAAGCAGATTGCGTATCTATGTCGTCCAATAGATCTAGCTTATGTAGCAAACGCTGAAGAGTCGAATTTGGCTCATTCATTACGGCAAACAAAGGATTCTCTATGATAGCTACAGAGCTTTTCTCTAGAGTAATCTCTTCTCGTTGTGCCGTCGCTTCGTTGTACAGACTTACCCTTACATGCTTGGGGTACCACGTTACGATGTCTCCTACACGAAGCGTTAAAATTTCGTAGCCACCAGATTCTTCCGGACTAATCGATGTGTCGACTGGAACAAGCGCTGCGACACCTTTGTCAAAAAGGGTCATGGCAATATCTTGTCTAAAAGCTCGCGCAGCTTGATCAATATTAGCTTCAACAGTCAAACAATTATTTAGTCCACTATTCATGTCCTGAAGATACCGATCTTGCTCGTCCAATTTCACATGTCGCATGTCAATCGAAGCGACATCAATGCTAAGACGAGTATAGATCGAAGAAATCAACGTTTTCATGTTAGTAACTCGACCTCTAACACGATCTGGTCTTACTGCATAACCAGGTCCGTGATTTCCAGCATTAGCAGCATCAGCAGGATCTGAACCAAATGGCCAGGGACTATTTCGTGTAACGACTGGTCTATTATTAGTAAATACGTTCCAGGCATGCGTCAACGCATTGCCTATTCGTGACACATCTCACCTCCTTCCACAAACTATCGCTCATCTTCCAGCTCTTGAAGCTTGTCTACAACACCCGGCTCTGGTTGAGAGTCAGTTGGATACGATGGTTCTTCTTCGTCGCCATCTTCATGCTCAACCGGAGTCTCTGCCGTTACATTCGGTATCAACGCCAATAGACTAAGCAATGTTACGTAGAAGACGACTCTCCCGAAGAAGAGCGCTCCAATTATTGCTAGTATCAATGTCCAAAAACCAAACGAGCGTCGACTGCGAGCACTAGTTTTTTCTACTATCCAATCGGACGGACCGTTGTAGATCTTCGACACGATCCCCATCTATTCGAACGCCTCCTTGTTCGCCTTGAAAGCGATCCAAGCGTCCATAAGCGCTGCCACGTTGTCGATCTTCTCGTCTTGGCGCTTCTTCAAGAGTTTACGATTACCGTTCGTATCTTCCAGGGTGATAGCGTTCCCCATCGCAAACGACATCAGAGCTTGATCGAAGACTAGAAGTCGCTCTTCGCTCAAGGTCTTGATCTCGCCTAGAGGAACCGATTCTGTTTTAGCTCCTTGTGGAACTTTCACAATACCAAAGGGTCCGTTTTCTGCCTCCCACCGAGTTACGAATTCTTTCGCGTTATATGGGTCGTAACCAAGGGCCCGAACATCGTACTCAGAAGCTAGACTAAACCGTTCGAGATCTTCGTAAACTTCCATCATGTCGAGAATGTTTCCCGGCATGACATGAAGACTCGCCTCGTTGATGAACTCCTCGTACTTCTGTCGCATGGCGGCAGGAAGTCTCATCAACGTTCGCTCAGTGATATAGCTCCGAGTTTTTACTCCATACTTTTCGTGGCCCAACGGGAATAGGAACGTAAACGCACAAAAATCGTCTCCTTGGGACAAATCTGCTCCGAGAGCACAAGGCATTTGCCAGAATTCTCGAGTTCGGTGGGGGAGAGTTTCTTCGTATGTAAAGAAATAGGTGTAACCTTCCATGGGAATGCCGAAACGCTTAGCCAGAATGTCGTTTCGAGATGCTGGAGCTTTTTCGGCTCGTTCCACGTCAAGTTGATAAGTTTCATAAGAAACTGTGGCCCCCAGATTCGGATTAGCCTTCAACCACATAGACGGATCTGAGACTTCTTCTAGTTCATCTAGCTTGTAGTGCCAGATCGAAACATGCGGTGCGAGGTACTCGCCCTTAAGGATGTCCATCAATTCCATTTTGATAGTATCCCCTGAGCCAGCACGAACAGTTCCTTCAGAGCTAACAGCGACGATCAGATAGTCCTCGAGTTTAGATGCTCCCTGCTCAATAGCTCCCACCACATCTTCTCTAAGATCACCAGACAACCATTCATCGATTGTGGAGATCTTAGGACGAAGACCTTGGAGCTTGTTGATGGCCATTGGCCGAATCTCGAGTAGAGATCCAGTGAGAAAGTTCTCGATGCCTTTCTTTGTCGCTGCTAACTTGACTCTGTTGGCCCTAGATCCCGTCGTGTTCTGAAGAGATCCTTCCGTGAGGAACTTGAACAATGGTCCTCGCGCGCGCGTGATCGAAGTACGGATTGGAGAGACAACTTCGTCGGCTTGCTTCATGGTTGGCGCCGTGGTAACCTGGTGTGTCGTGGACGTGTCGACGTTCAGAAAATAGCTTTGAATCGCCGACTCGTACATCGACTTGGCTGCACCTCGCGCAACTATTAGATACTGTTTAAGCGTTAGGCGCTTCCGGATTAACCGTTTTTCGTAATGGCCACCATGATTGTCAGCGGACGGAACGTATACGCTACGCTCGACGAAGTAGTACCATCCAAAGATTTGTTCGCCCCATAGCTTGAATGAATCAAGAAGATGTAGATCGGATCCGTCAGTTAATGTTAACTCACCTTCGCAAAAGCGAATCCACCCTTCAACCGCTTCATTGTCGTAATAGATATTGGGATTAGCAATGAGCGCATCTATCCGATTCATCTCTAGAGAAATCTCGCGATTTACAGGTATTTCACCTCTTAGAACAGCTTCGCGAAATTGACCATAGTAAATCGGTGTCGCAGTATTAGATAGGCCCATGCTAACCTCCCTAAGCCGCGGCTAGCAAACC